ACATCGGCAAGTTCTGCATTGGACAGGATCAACGTTTCAAGATTGGCAGTGTATCTAAGAACACAACTGGATGCAATCGCTAAACCATTCATCTTTGAACCAAATGATGAATTGACTAGGAACGAGATCAAGGGTGCAATAGAATCATTCTTGTTGGAGTTGACGGGTCAGAGAGCATTGTATGACTTCCTAGTAGTTTGTGATGACACGAACAACACACCTACAAGGATTGACAGGAACGAACTGTACGTGGATATAGCAATTGAGCCGATCAAGTCAGTTGAATTCATCTACATACCGTTGAGAATTAAAAACACAGGAGAAATTGCAAAGTTAGGGAACTAATTTTGAATAAATAGGAGAAACAGATGGCAATATCAACTTTATCAAAATTTACAGTACCACTAGCAAACGATCAGAGTTCAGCATCACAGGGTTTATTGATGCCAAAACTACAGTATCGTTTCAGAGCGATCCTGGAGAATTTTGGAGTATCAACACCGAGATCAGAACTTACAAAACAAGTTATTGATATCACAAGACCCAATTTGACTTTTGACAACGTGACACTGGATGTGTACAACTCAAAAGTTTATGTTGCAGGTAAACACACTTGGGATCCAATCACAATCACATTGAGAGATGATGTAAACAACTCAGTTACCAAACTAGTTGGTGAACAGATTCAGAAGCAGTTCGACTTCTTTGAACAGTCGAGTGCGGCATCAGGTATTGACTACAAATTCACAACTAGAATTGAGATGTTAGACGGTGGTAACGGAGCAAGTGCACCAAATGTGTTAGAAACATTTGAATTATACGGTGCATACGTTGAGAACGTGAACTACAACACGTTGGCATACGCAACATCAGATCCAGCAACTATCACAATGTCGATCAGATACGACAACGCGATCCAAACCCCAACAGGAACAGGAATTGGAACAGCGGTATCTAGAACGATCGGTACTCTAAGTACAGGTGGTGGACAGTAATACAAAAAAATTAAGTAAGCAATTATAACATCAAAAGCGTCTTTATAGGCGCTTTTTTTGTGGCCATAAATACGAGTATGCCAAGCATAAACAACTTCCTTAAAGGTTTCCAAGACGGATTACCGGGTATGAAAGACTACCAACATGCATCTAGATTGTACATAGACGACAACTACAAGTTGATGCCAAAACAGAAGTTCCTGTTCCACGTGGTTTTCAACACCGATGAGACCCTGTTCGTTGATGGCTTCAACGCCAACGAGAGATATCAACTGAACATGTTGGTCAAGCAGTGCGACCTGCCCAAGTACAACATGAGCTACGAGGAGAAGACACAGTACAACAAGAAGATGTATGCGGGAACCAGGATAGCGTACGAACCTGTCAACATCACATTCCACGATGACCATGCAGACACCGTGAACGCATTCTGGAAGAAGTACTACGAGTACAATATTGCGGACAGCATAGGCATGAACTCGGACCTAACAATATCGAACACAAAGGATGATTACTATAATTTTGGCGATGCGAGACAGACCACCAAGTTTGGTATGGACACACCGAGACAGAGACAGAAGCCATATTTGAAAGGCATAGAGATATTCGTGTTACACAAGAAACGTTTCACATCAATGACACTGGTCAATCCTGTGATAGGTTCATTCTCACATGACAATCTGGATCAGGCCGATGGTGCAGGAGTAATGAACAACACCATGCAGATCCTATACGAAACAGTTATATACAAATCAGGCATAATCAATAGGAATAATGTTCCAGGTTTCGCAACGATCAACTATGACAATTCTCCTAGCCCACTGACGGTGTTAGGTGGTGGTACTAACAGTATATTTGGCCCTGGAGGTGTAGTAGACGGCATAGGTTCGGTGATCAGGAATGTGCAATCAGGAAACATCCTAGGTGCGATCCTTGGTGCTTCAAACACCTACAACAACGCCAAGAAGATCAAGAAATCAGCAGTTAAAGAGGAACTGAAAGGCATTGCCAAGGATGGAATACTAGAAGTTGGAAAACAAGCGGGCTCGATAACCAACCCAGTTGCACAGTTCAGTGTGGGTGCGGCGGCCATAGTGGGTGCTTCAGCATTGGCATCAGCGAGGGGTACCGCGGACAACAATGATCAGGCCAACAACACAGTCATAACAAATTCCACGGTGGACACTGTGAACTTCCTGGGTGCAGACGAATCATTTAATTTAGTGTCCAATGATGCGAATGTCAGAGATGAGATAGCGGCCGCCATATACTTCAGAGACATTGGTTCACGTAAGGGACTCACGATAGCACAATCCAATCTTGAATATGAAGCATCCGCTGACAACATAAAAAATGTGTACACCAGCAAGGCAATCACAGATGTGAGGAAACTGGTCACTGAAGGATACATAAAAATCGAAAGACAGACACAGGATGTTGAGATAGCAACGGAGAAAGCAACGATATAATGGCTGAATTCTACACTAACCTACCACCAAAGGACAAGGACGAGTTACAGAAGACCGTGGACAAACTGACCACAACTCCGTACGAAACAGACTACGAATTCAACGTGGGTGAATATGATAGTACAATCGCATTCTTCGTTAAAAGGAATTTCTCAAGGACCGCGGCCGAGTCCACGGCATACGCCATACTGTCACAGGCCAAGATAGACAACATCAAACCACAACAGATACTGGATCAGTTGACATACGCCACACCAGCACTGTTGTCTGAACTGATAACCATAATATTAAACGCCAACAGATACAAGTCAAGTAGGCTGGGTGTGAGGAAGACACTGGCCACCAAAGAGACGGTATCTAGAAACATCATAGACTAATGCTACCGAGATTTGCTAGGGGCAAGTTCTCCCCCAAAAACGCGGAGAAGTACGTGGGCACCAAAACTCCAACATACAGATCCAGTTGGGAACACTCATTCATGAGACTGTGTGACGAACATCCAAACGTGTATCAATGGGCTTCGGAGTCAATCAAGATTCCTTACAGGCATCCATTCACGGGCAAGTACACAGTGTACGTGCCAGACTTCTTCATAGTGTACCAAGACAAGGAAGGAAGGAAACACGCAGAGATGGTGGAAGTCAAACCCATGAGCCAGACTACAATGGAGGCCGCGGGCAAGAGCATGGCCAAGAAAAAACAGGTGGTGATAAACATGGCCAAATGGGAGGCCGCCAACGCCTACGCCAAACAGAGACGGATCAAGTTCAGGGTGGTGTCAGAAGAACAGTTGTTCCACAACGGCAAACGTAAGTAAATAGAGCAATGACAAAGAAACTGGAAGACATCCTCAATTTACCAAATGTCAAAGAAGCATTCAAAGAGGTAGACAAGAAGGAAAAAGACAAGAAGATCAAGGAGGCAAACGGGCAACACGCATCCGCCAAGAACTTAGATCCACAGACACAGAAGAATCTGCAGAAAAGTTATGCGGAATTTGACAAGGTTGCGGCCGCACTGCCACAGGTAAAAGGGTTGGGCGAACTGTCAGACCTAGAGTTGGACAAACTGGCCATAGAAGCGGAAGAGAGTTACAAGAATCTAATGGATCTCGGTATGAACGTTGATTCACGGTATTCTGGAAGGATATTTGAAGTTGCAGGAAATTTCCTAAGGAACGCCATAGACGCCAAAAGCGGCAAGATCGACAAGAAACTTAAAATGATTGAATTACAACTTAAAAAGCAGAAGTTAGATCAGGGCAATAAAGACGGTGGTCCAGTGGAAGAAAGCGACGGATTCGTCATATCAGATCGTAACGAATTAATGAAGAAACTACTTAAAAAAGACTAAATATTGCATATGAGCACGTTTAAAGACTACCTAACAGAATCAACTAAGTCATATGACTATAAAATAAAGATCGCAGGGGCAAAGAAAGACATTGATGTAAATGCTCTGGAGACAGCACTGCAAAAATTTGATCTTGCCAGCATGTCAGCAGGTAAGACTACACCAATCATGACGCTACCACTTGATTTTCCTGCCTTAAGCAACGAGCAAGTGACGATCTTTGATGTGACAACGAATTATCCAGAGTCTCCAAGAGTGATGCATGAATACCTTTCAGACTTACTAAGGATTCCAGCGACACACATAGTTGTTAGGAAACCAAACGAGCCTACTGAGGAATATCAGAACGACATGCAGGTTGCAAAGAAATCAGAATACGCAAACAAACTGCACGACATAGAATACAAAGATGCACCCAAAGTTAACGCAGAAGATTACCATTCAACAAAAGCAAACATGGGTCTATTAAAAGAATTACTAAAAGACAGACAAGAGAACAAGGACCATCCAAAGGGTGGTGAGACCGGTGTTCAGAGTCACATTGAAGAAAAAGGAACACCAAGTCCGCTTTCTAAGCCAACCAACCCACACCCGGACCCAAAAAGGAAATAAGTTATGGAAATGATCGACGTGTTAACAAAATTAAAAGAAATAGCAGAATCAAGACCTGAATTGGTCAAAGACGCAGTGGAGAACGTTGAGAAGACAAATCCAAAAGCAGTCACAGAAGGTGGCATGAAAGACTACCTGCACGACGAGGCAGAGAAACTTTCAAGAGAAGAATTCATTAAGAAACATGGTGAGAGCCTAGCAGGTTTCTGGGACAGCATAAATGGAACAGAAGAAGCAGTTGAAGGCAAGATGCCAGCGGCCCTAAAAGCATACCATGACAAAAAACAGGCAAAGAAGAAAAGAAAGAAACTGTTAAAGAAGCGATCCAGATTTCAACTGACACTCCACAAGAAGCATCAATGATGATGCAGATATTGAAACTAGCAGGTGTGCAACAGGTTGATCCAGCAATGATTGGTGCAGAACCAGAAGCAGATTCACACGCTG